TCGTTGTGCGAGAGATTCAACATTAACCGCGAAAGGCGGTCCATGTCCTGCGGTGAGAGTTGAACAATCGGGGCTGTCATGTCGGAGCGTCCGTGTAAAGTTTGGCGCGAACGGCGCAGTCCTTTGCTTCAAGCAACTTGCGAAGCGCTGCCGTCCTCTCGGGGTTTCTCGGAAGCTGATCGGCAATGACTTTCGCGAGGCCGCAGAACGGAGCGCTGATATCCCGCAACTCGGGTTTCAGATGCTCAAACGTGAAAAACTGCAACATCGGCTCAATCATTTGATTGATCCGTTCCTAGTCGAAGGGCCGCCCTTTTCCAGCGCTTGAATGAACTGGCGTTCCTTTCCTTGCGGATCGTTGTCGCGCTTCGGCCACTTGCCCGTCACCTCGCGCAAGTGGATCGGGTTGCGGTAATGCCCCTCTCCCTGATCGCCAACGGTGTCGAGAATGTCTTGGCGGGACGGGTTGCGAGGTTTGAGAATTTCGCGAGTTGTCACGGAACGACCTCCCAATCTGTCGCAAGGAAGTCTGTTTGAGAGCAAAGCCAGCCCATCAAAATTTCCCCCGTAGCCGTTTTCATCGTTACGCAAGGGAGAACCTTCGCGACACCGCCCTGTTCTTCGGCGTAAGCACGGTTCGCTGGAGACCAAAACGAATCGGCTGGAATCTCGCGCACCCCATCTAGCCCACTAAGGGCAAGCCACATGCCCTTGCCGTTCCAGCCGGCGCGCCGTACACGCTTGCCGGCCGCAAGCATGGTGCGAGCAAAGCCGATATCGTTGGCGGGATTTACAGGGTCCATTAGATCGGATTCCGCCCTGCCTGCGGTCCCTTCGGGAGCGTCATCTTGTTCTTGTCGAACTCGAATTTATCCGCCGCCGAACCGCCGCCGAATTTCATGAACATGGGCGGGTTGCGAAACTGCCCATCCTCCATCTTGCGACGGTCAAGGTCCGTAACGTCCACACCCTTAGGCTTGAGAAAATCGCCAGCCATCGTTGACTCCTATGATTCGGGCGCGATCGGGGGCGGCCCGCCCGGCGGCATACCGCCGGGAGGTGGCCCGCCTCCGGTGGGCAGCATACCAGTAGGCGGCGCCGCAAGGCCGCCTAGGCCGCCGCCGGGCATTGTGGGGGGCACAGGAAGGGGCTTAGGTTCGGCCTCTTTCTTTGCCGCTGTAAAGACGCCGTTTAGAGCGCTGATCGCTCGCGAAATCGCGTTCCACTCCCCGCCGTCTTTGGGAAAGGCCGCGCCAATCTCTAAAAGCTGGTCGATTACCTTGGCGACCCGTTGCTTGCTTTGCGCCTGCATACCGGCGCCTGTGCCGGGCGACACCATCGGAGAGCCGCCGGGGCCGCTTGGGCCGCCAATGGGCGACTTGGGGAGTCCGATACCGGCGGCTGGCGTAGGCGCGAGGCCCATAAATCACCGTTTGAGCAATGCAGTTATGTCAATTGGTATGCCTCCGTTGAACTTACGTCAAGTTGCTGACATAGAGGAAAAAGAAAAGCCCCCGCCCAAATGGGAGGGGGCCGGTGACTGCCGGTCGTTCCAAAGGATGTTACTTTTTAGCGCCGGCCGCGCCGCTTATGTCTCCGGCCGCGCCGACCGTGTGCGGCGCCCTCGCGCTTCGCAATCTCAGCCTTGATGTTCATTGCCGTGTCCTTTCTCTTGCTGGCCCGTCATCACGGGCGGGGGGTTTGAGCGACGCTGATTGTACGGATTCGGACCCGGATTCGTCAACCACTTCGTCAGGTTCGGGCGGTGCTTGACCTGCAACGATTCTGCGTTGTGGATACCAAGACGGACCATCACCCGTTCAACCACCGTCAGCCAGTGCATTTGACCATCGCTAAAAAATAGCACGGGGCCGTCGATATGCTTGGCGTTAATACGCGGTTTCGGAAGCGGTGACGGCCACGAAATCCCGATTTCGTTCGTTACCCAGCCGTCCCGTTCACCGCTCCACCTCAACGGCGTATCGCTGTATCCCTTCACTTTTTCTTTCCTCCATGCTGCCCGCCCGCAAGCATCTTCGCCGCGGCCTCCGGATGTTGCTGCAACATCTGCTTTTGCTGTTTGCGCCGCTTGCGCAGCGAATGAAGCAACGTATCCCGCGACGGCGGATTCGTCATGCGAATGAAGTCTTCATCGTCAATCGTGCCGAATTTCCGATACACGATCGCCAGTTCGCGCGACTCGTCGCCGAACAGCGGCGAATGGGAGTGCCCATCAACCCGCATTTTGACGCTGCCCACCTCGCACGGATAGAAGTCGTGTGTCTTGTCGCTCTCGTCGGGACCGGTTTTCAGCTTGTCCTTGTCGTGCGCCATTTTGAGACGGAGCGCTACGTCGCCGATTTTTACGATTGGTTCCTCTATGGTTATCGCTGCCTTTTTGATGCGCCCCGATCCGCTCTTTTTCAATCCATCGGCCTGTTGATGCGAGCGAACACCCTTTTCGCTGCGGCCCGATATGACCTCGGTTAGACCGGACGCCTCCAAAAACATCGCCTCAAACTTTTCGTACTCATGAAACAAGTCCGGTGGCATATCCGGCTTTAGCTCTTGCACCTTTGCGGTCGGTAATTGGTCTTGCAAATAGCTCCCGGAACCGCCAAAGGCCGCAATCTTTTCCTCTGTAAGACCCAGAAAACCGGACGCCACTTTCGCCGGATCGGCTTGACGGTCAAGAATGTCGTCAATCTGATCTAGCCGATTTAGCAGCTTGTCCTGCAACGGAATCAGCGTGTCTATGTGCGCTTTGCCCCAGAAATAGTTGTACTTTCCATAAGGCTGCAGCTTGGAAAACGGATGCTCGCCCGGCAGGAACGGGTTACTGTCCGACAGTTTCATACCCATTTTTTCGAGGCGACCAAAGAAATCCAGCACGTTCTTTGTCGCCTTTTTGTAGGCCGCGATCGTCTTGACGCTATCGCCTATCAATATGTTTGGCTCGATCAGATGAAATACGCGGTAGTCCAAAAACGTGTCATCCCACGCCCACAACTCGCTAAACCTAACAAGCGGGGCGGAGGTCTTTGATTGGTAGGTCGCGTGCGGGGCGAAATCCGGGTTGACTTGGCCGAACAGCGTCCCCGTAAGGCTCGATCCGGTGGACCCGGCGATGATCATTCGTTGCAGCATTTCCGGAAACGGCGACAGCGCGTCGGAATGCTGTACCTTCATATAAGGTATCTTGTCGCCGTGCCCCGCTAGTATCAGCTTGCCGGCCGCCTGTTGATACTCCATTAGATACGTGTGGGCGAAACATGATTGAGAATCTAGGTCGCTAACGCCCTCGCGGTACACACCGAAATTGTGCGGAGGAACCAATTCGAGGAACAATTCCTCACGGTCACGATTCCAGCCGACTTTCGGAATCATCGTATCGTAAACGATAGACCAGGGAATGGCCTCCATTATAGCGCTAGACAACCCGCACGACTGAAAGTCATCGTTAAAGTCATCCTGCAACGCGATCGTCTTTAGAACAGCCAAATCGTCATCGGAAAAGTCGGATGATATGTGGTAAAACGCATGGTCTGGCGCGTATAGGAATGATGTAACTAAGTCGATGTGGCTCTCTAACTTGTTGATCGGCGCCTTTTCGTATCCGTTCGTGCCGAACAAATAATACTTTTCACGCCATTGGTACAGTTGCTCGCGTTCCTCCCGAGTCGATAGGCAGCAATCAACAAGGTACGTGACGCGCTTCGCAAGTTCTTCATCGTCAGTCGGGAAAATCATTTGACGGGCCTGTCCGGGCGGTGGCGGGCCTCAACGATCGCGTTTGCGCCCGGTCCTGGTATCGAGGACGACGAGTCGCGCCGCACGCCCACGGCCACCTTACCACGGATATTGACGGGCGTAGAGCTAGGAACGCAGATGGGACCGTGTTCGCTCACTGGCGCAGAGAAGCCGGGGCCGAAGTTGACTGTCCCGAGGTGCGGAGATATCGGCGGAGTGTCTATCCGCGGGGCCGCCCTGTTGAGGCGGGATGGCGACGGGGAGTTTAGATTCGTCATGCCATGTTGGTCGGCGATCCCGCGTAACCGGGCGTCCACACGCGGCGCCAGGTCCATACGGTGCCCGCCGCCGGGCACCCAATCTACACGGACGCACCCGCACTTGGGGCAGGGCGGGTTGGCCTTTTCGAAGCTGTGGAAAACGGTCCCGCAGACCGTGTTGAGGCAATGCCAATCTCTACTGATCACGTCGGCACCGTTATGTTGCTGCGCTTGAGATAGTTGGACACAAGACGGTCGATCGGTTGATCGCCGCCGCGCGCGTCGTACTCCAGCGCTCTTTCGCGCGTAAGTCTCATGCCAATTAGCATAGGCTGTAACCACTTTCGCCAGCATTCGTGCGCCATCGCCGCAGTTATCGCCCGATCGTCATTGCCGCCACCGTCCGCCGCTATGGACCCGTCCTTGTTCACAAGGCGGCGCATTTCCTCAATCAACGGCAGGGACCTAATGTGCATCCGGCCTAGCTCTACCGCGTCCTTGAACCGCGCCATCAACGTGCGCTTCATGTCGTCCGTCATGACAATGTGATAGGACAGTTCTCCGGAGAACGTGTCTATGCGTTGATAGTAAAAGTCCCTCATGTTCTTGAGGCAGTTTCTTAGTTCGTAATTGTCGCTCTTTGGCGACATTTCGTTCAAGTGGTCACGGACCCTCTGCAATTCGGAAAATACAGCCTTTCCCGGACCGTTAATCTCAAGAATTACACGGCTATCTCTCTGTCCGTAAAATCCCGCCAAATGAGCGAGCACCCAAGCCGTTTGGTATGTAGAGAATACAGGCGTGCAATACTCCGCCACTTGGACCATACATTCAGCAAAGGCTCTCCATACTTGGATGCAATTATTGTCAGCCTGATCCGATGATCCATAGGCAGGATCGCAAGAGACGACATAGTAACCGAACTTTGAGGAGTGTTCCCACACCCGCAGTTCTGCCCGCAAGTCGGAAACATTATAAACATCGGTTTCCTCCCATCGTCGCGTCATCTTGTACTTGTATGTCTGAAACAGACAACGGTGGGCGTCCCGTGTTATCTGCGTTAGGACCGGGGCGGTGAAAAACTTCGATCCAGTTGACTGAAACGCATCTTCCTCCGTAAACGGAAACTCTTGATCCATTGTCGTTTGATCGTTGGCAAATTCATCCTCCAGTTTCCACCGATACCACGCTATTTGCTGTAGGCTAATTTCCACTCCGTATTGAACTCGCACGGCTCTAACGCGCTCCCGTTCAAGGGCGGTGAGTTTGTTATTTGGGGCGAAAGCCTTAAAGCGATAGTCGTTGACGTGGAATTGGTTCCTCTCGTCACGCCACCATCCGGAAAAAATAAACCTAACTGTTTTCGACTGCTTGGCATCTTGCACGCGGTCATAGAAGTGGTTGAAGCCATTGGCGGTGCTCTCCCAAATCTGGAGTCGATGCGGATAAAGGGACGACAGAGAGGACGTGAACGCCTTCAAGTCATCCTCATTTCCATAAAACGCCACCTCTGTTCCGTGCACATAGTTGGACGCCTGTGACCTCCCTAGGCCGCCGCCAGCGTTTTCATTTACGCCACCGATCAAATAGGAAAAGCTGGACCCGTTGTTGAGTAGCAGGATGTTCCTGTTGTGCGTCAGAACGACCGGACGAAACCGGCGTTTCTTGCCATTTTCCAGTATGTGAGGCGGCATAGACGCGAGTTGTATTTCGATTTGCGCCCGCCACTTCGCGAGAGCCTTTTCTTCGTGCAATATGAATGTTCCGAGTAACCCATTATATTCGAGGGCGTAGAAAAAATCGACGGCAAGGAATAGAGTGGTCGCGCCTTGCTGGCGTCCCTTAAGTATGACGAACGTCGTTATTCCGTCGTCCAGTCCTTTGCACATTTCGTCCAGAATATAAGCCTGCGATCCGAGAAACTGAAACGGCACACGTCCGTAATCCTTCGAAAGTATTTTGATATATGAAACGAATTTCTTGAACCTCCGAATCGGGAACGGAGCAACCTTGCTCGCTTGTGGCACGAACGACTTTATCGCGCGCATAAAACAGGCCCTCAAACTCTATTTGCCACGGCGCCACGAACGACGGTTGAAACGAGACAACAAGGTCCACCGTGTTCAGCGAATGTGTAGACGATGTTCGATCGGACGCAACGGAGACCTGGTCCTCCGCAGCTAGAACATTTAACTTCTGAGAGGCTGACATTGCCGACCGTTTTTGCGCGGCCTGTTTCTTTCCACTCATGGCGTACCAACATTTCACACCCTCATGTCCGGGCATTCTCATTCGCCAAGTCGCGTGCGATCCGCGATGCTCCGACCACACCTCATCCGCAGATGACAAACACTCCGCTCCCACCGCGCAACGACCAAAGCAAGCGATCAGGATGACTCCAATTGCAAGGCCCGTGTAGAACCATGCTTTTCCGGTTTTGCGAGATAATAGCAACATGAACTACCCTTTTTCCGGCCGCAGCCGCATGATTGATTTCCTGGCAGTGAGTACCGCTTAATGCGGTATCCGGTGTCCTCTAAATTCGAGTTGATATAGTGCACATATACAGTAAGTGTTTTCTTAGTGAGCGTATTACTTACGGCGCGCACACGATCGAGCAAGTCGGTGCTCTCTATTCCGTCCGGGCACGAACTAACAATATCGAATACAAGCGCCTCCATAGGAGTGAAACGGCACCCGTGCCGAAACTCCGGCATGTCGCGACCGCAGCCCGGACATTTCTTACGCTTCACCCAAGCACCGCGAAAATTATGTGACGCCAGAGTCTCGCCTTCATTTGTTGGGAAAACGGCAACTCATCGAACGGAACCATGTTGGGGTGGTCGGATGAAAGAGCGTGCTTGCGCGCCCGCCACGCGTCGTGTTGCACGGCGATGCTTGAAGCCGGGTGCTCAACAAGCCACCTCACGCCGTGTCGCACGGTTTCCTTTTGAGCGTCGTTGAGATCCCGCCATTCTTGTTGCGGGTCCTCTCCGATGATCCGTTCCCACGCGATATGAGCCTGCCATCCTAGTTCGGCGATCGCGTCTAAGTTTCTGTAATTTATCGCGTCGTCGCCAAGACCATCGACGCCGCCACCGAACGCAACGCCGTCGCCTTTGTCGTTGATAAATTGCTCTGTCATAATTCTCCCTTCGCCATCTTTTCTAGGTCGGCGCGGATAGCCTTAAACGGCATAGGTGCTATGCCCTCGCCACCTTCCTGACGCCGGCTTATCCGATCCAGTAGCAGGGCTTCCTCGGCTAACAACCTGTTGCGCTTGGCGAGATCGCGTTCAAGCCGCTTCATAGCGCGTTGATGCGGAGTCTCAACAAGACCCGCCATCTGCCTCAAAACCCTACTTGCGCGCATTTCTGTTTGCTCCATAGTGTCGGTTAAGCTACATATAAATACGGAGACAGTCAACGGAGGTCCGCCGTGGCCATTGGCAATCTAGACTTAACCGACGTTTCAAAAGAGCAAGCCCAGACAGAGCCCGGCATGGCGCATTTCGCCGGCACGGGTCCGAAAGGAAAGACGTGCGGTCACTGCATTTTCTGGGGGTACAAGAAAGTATCGGGAACTAAGTTTAACGAAGAGACGGGAGAGACATACGAAACGTTGAGAGCATATGAGGGATGCAAAAAATATCACCAGATAGCCAATCGTCACGGCCCCGCAATTCCGGCCGCGAGTCTTTCCTGTAAATACTTTGAGGACAAACCTAGTGAGCAATCAACACCTCTGCAAAGGCCCGCACCGACGCGCAATAAATCGTTTGACCCGCGTCCGAGAAATCAGAGGTTTCGCGTATAAAATGGTTTACGCAGACGACAACAAAGTGACCGGGCACTATTATACAATAACCATGCCGCTTTTTGATATTGAAGGTTATCGGCACCTTTCGGCGTCGATAACCTGCCGTCTGTGATCACACTTCGAAACGCATCTGCTTTCTGTCGGCGTATTTGATGCGCGGGGCTTTGGCCTTCGTGAACGCCGCCTCCACCTCTTTTGTTAAGTCTTTAATCGCGCCGAAAATCTTGTCGTGTTGGGTTTGGTCCCATTCGTAAGTTGATGTGTTTGCGCAGTGATTTAGAAGTCTTAGATTGTCAAGAATCCGCGTCACGCGACCGCTGGCGACGCGGCGAAAGTTCATTCTCTTTGTTTCCGCTTTCTCTGTGTGGTTTCCGGTCGGAACCTGTGGCGCCTGTTCCTCAGAGTGCATCCTGCCCAGGTCTTTGAAAAGCGCGGTCCCGTCCCCCTGCTCCGCTAGACCGCGGTCCTGTTCTGGCCCCACCGCCCCCACTTGCGAATCGTTCGCAACACCATTCCCGGCCCCCTGTTGCTCTTGAGAAGCATTCGCAACTTGGTCGGCTTGCGGTGGGTCGACCTCGCGGAAGTCGTTGTCCGCTCCGGGCGCCAGGTCGTTCCGCTCGCCTCGATCTAGGTCGGACCCGGGTACCTCCCCGGACAGAGACGACATTTCCTCTGTACCATGCTTTCTACGCGACATACGTCACTCCATTTCACAAATACG